CTATTTGCTCTTCAGTAAAAAGGTCGTGTGACAGGATGTCCTCCGCTGGTATAGGGTACTCTAAGTCCAGGTGACTAAAGGCGTCTTGGAACAACGCACATGTTTCCTTATTTAAGGCTGCTTTGTCTGTCATATTCCCTCCACGGTATGCTTCTATTATACCTCTGGTTGACTCTTTATCAGAGCGACATCACAAAATATTTAAAAAAAATGTGACTTATTTGCTATTTAGCATGTAAGTCATTGATTTATATAGAGTATATTACAAGCCATCATGGGGGCGACTGAAATAATTTTCTTTGTTTTCAACCACTTAACTCCATCTTATTCTGTGACTCCGCTGTGACTCGCCTTTACAGGACGGGTAAAACCATTAAACTGCACCTTGCAACTGTGACTGAAATCACAACTCACAGTATAAAATATAAAAACGCAGGGTGGACAATATCATGGCGACATTTACAGAGAAAAAGACAAAAAAAGGTGAGACCAGGCACCTGGTGCAGATAAGACGAACAGACTTGAAAAAACCAGTCTCTAAAACATTTACGTTGAAAAAAGACGCTAAAGCTTGGGCCAGAGACACGGAGGCCGCCATAGAACGTGGCGAGTTTAACCAAGATGAAACAAACTTTGGGTGGCTGTGCCGCAGGTATTCATCTGAGTTGTGGCCTATCCAAAAGTGGGGTCGAACTAAGAGCGACCACATAGAGTACCTCAGACGCTCCCCTCTGGGGCGTTTACAATTAAGAGACCTAACCACAAAGGCTATTATGGATTACGCCATGAGCAGGGGAAGACACCCCTCTACGGTTATGGGTGAGATGATTCAACTAGGCGTGATTTTATCTACTGCAAAAGATATGTGGGAATTAGACTTCGACTTGGAAGTCTATCGGAAGGCGCACAGAACCTTAAAGCGTATCGGTGTGATTGGTGAGAGCGATCACAGAGACACGCGCTGCACTGATAAAGAACTAAATTTGATACTGGAGAATGTTGGTTACACCAAAATGCCTATTGCTGACTTGGCTAGATTCGCCATTCATACCGCTATGCGGAGGGCAGAGGTTGTACGACTTGAATGGGATGATCTTGATCTCACCGAGGGTGAAGAATCCGTTTTAATTAGACGGCGTAAACACCCGAAGAAAAAGCGTGATGAGCGGGTGCCTTTGCTGCCAGAAGCAGTAGAAATTATTAAAAAACAAATTGCCGTGTCCGGTGATGAGAAGTTCATATTCCCATACGACGGGGACAGCGTGTCAAACGCCTTCAGAAAAGCGCGTGAGAAAGCCGGTGTAGGTGAAATCCGCTGGCACGACTTGCGCCATGAGGGATGCAGCCGCTTGTTTGAAAGAGGCTTAGATGCGATGACAGTGAGCCTGTTCAGCGGTCATAAGGACTTGAACATGCTCAAAAGATACACGCACTTAACACCCAAAAGTGTCCTGTCCCAAATCAGTCAGTCTTCTCTGAACTAATTAGTCTATCCAGATACCATGCGGCTTTGCGGAGGTCTTCCACCTTTTTCTCTGCAGAGCCGCCCTTGAACCTCCAGCGGTGCAGGTATTTCTTAACATTACCCTCTAGATAATAGCTAAACCCTGCGCCAAGGTTATCTTCCAGATATGTTATGCATTCGATCCCTGAGTGATTGTAATGAGCCGGTCTCTCTACGGGGTCGTTGGTTGCCTTCTTCCCGCCGTCAATAGCTGGGATTTCTTGCTGTATTTTTTTCCACTTAATATCTTCCGTCATGGTCTAACCTCTGGTTGTCGGTGATTTTTTTCAGCCCTTCAAGCCTTCTCTGCTCAAAGAAAGCGTCAACAACATCCTTGTCGGCTACCCGTAGTTTCCCTAACTTGTAGGTCGGGATGGGGAACTTTTTGCCGTGCAGAGCGTTGTGCAAGCCTTTAAGGCTCATCGACATAATCTCTGCAAGTTCCTGCATGGTGTAATACGGTCTGATCATCTGTCTCTCTAATCTCTCATTTTAGTTTTTCTAATCTGCTCGACCACATTTAATAATGAATCCTGGGTCTCACATTTATTTTTTAAAGCATCGAGAACTGCATAGTCTGCCGAATTTTCGGCAAGCAAATGCATTACGCGCACAGGTCGAGTTTGACCTTGGCGGTGTAGTCTTGCGTTAAACTGCTGGTAAAGTTCTAGGCTGTAGGACAGCCCATACCAAATAATGAGGCTGCCACCCTTCTGCAAATTCAACCCGTGACCTGCGGAAGCAGGATGGGTTAGCAGAACCGGAATCTGTTTTTTATTCCATCGATCAATAACGCTGGGGTCTTTGTCTAAAACGACAGCGTGAGGGATTGCGCCTCTTATTTTTGAAAGGTCGCTTTTATAAGAATAAGCGATGAGGATCGGCTCGTTAGCGTTTTCGACGATGTCGATAAGCGCATCTAACTTTGCGGCGTGTATACTAATAAAGTCCCCATCTTCTGTATATAGGTTACCGTTACATATCTGCAACAGCTTGTTGCACTGCACGGCAGCGTTAACAGAAAGAATTTCACCGCCATCATACGCGACAAGAAAATCACGTTTCATATCCTCATAAGCTTTGCGGGCCTTTGGCGGCAGGACAACAGGAACATTGATATCTATGCGCTCCGGCAAGTCGAGATAGTCATCGGCATTCATCCGTAAAACAACGTCAGCAACTGCGCTGTGGATGGCGTCTGCTCGATCAGGTTTGACCGCCCACTGGTTCCACTGGGGGTTGCCCACCAGAGTGCAATACTTTGTTAGAAACTTGCCCCTGGTCTTCTCCAGGCGCCGCCCCTGGTCGAGCAGGTACAGTTGCGGCCATAGTTCTAGCAGCGCGTTGGGTGCCGGTGTGCCTGTTAGCTGCACCATTCTTTTGACCTTGCCTAGAACTTTCCGCAGCGCCTTCCATCGCTTAGATGTGTGCGACTTAAAGCTGCTGCTCTCATCGATCACGACGCAGTCATAGGGCCACGACTGGCCCAGTTGATCGACGAGCCACGGAATGTTCTCACGGTTGATTATGTGCAGGTCTGTGTCATCGTCCAAAGCGTTAAGACGTTTTGATGCTGTGAGTCCTGCTAGGACGGTATATCGCATGCCGATATGCGACCAGGTGGCAATCTCAGTCGGCCATGTGTGCGTGGCAACGCGCAGCGGAGCGATGACTAGCGTCTTTGTTATTTTCTTATCACGCTTGAGCTCAGATAAAGCTGTGAGGGTGGACACGGTTTTTCCTAAACCCATGTCAATCCAGAGTGCAGCCTTCGGATTACATAAAACAAACTCGACGGCCTTTTCTTGATAGGCGTGTAGGTTATCTCTCGTTAGCATAGCAGCGCCTTGCCCTTGTCGATGTCATCGACGATATGAACTTCCCAGCCGACAGCGGCCAATCTGCGATGGATTGCTTGCTGGTAAGGCGTGGGCTTTTTACCTGGCGCTTTAAACTCAACGATCACCAGGTTGCCTTTTTTAAAGTAAAGACGGTCTGGCACTCCGCGCTGGGAGGGTGATACCCACTTATAGGCCAGCCAGCCATTAGCCTTTGCGGCCTGAGTGACCTTTGTTTCAATGTAAGACTCTCTCACTTGCGATACCGTTGGCTTTCGTAGCCTTCCGCTGTCACTGGAAGACCTTTGGCCCACTGGGGTAATCGACACATCTCAGCTTCAAATTCGGACAGTGTCCCTACGGGGTCAGCAACGTCGGCCACAATCTCATCGTGGACGTGCAGAACTATTGGGTAACCTTTGGCCTCTAATCGCAAAATGGCTTCAGCTAATATGTCACGGGCCACGGCCTGAGTGATGCTTTGAACCAGGGAGCCGCCATATGCTTTTATCTGGCCCCATTTATGCGTGTGGTTATTCATTCCGCTGTAGACCAAATCCATACCGCGATCACCTTTTTGCAGTTTGGCTTCTGGGAATGAAAGGAGGCGTCCACTCGGCAGCTTAAAGAGAAGGTCGCCTTTGACCATTCTAAAGACACCTTTGGCACAGTGGTATTCACCATCGTAACTGACAGCGTTGCGGGCTTGTTTCTCAACCCCAAGCCACAATTTGACAATTGGGTCGTTGGCGTCGCGCCAGTCGTTACGAATTCGCAACGCCTGTTCTTCACTAACCTCAGTTCCGTAAGCCTCTGACATTTTTTGGAACGCTCTGACACCACCTTGGTATCCCAGGGCCAGGGTCGCCACTTTGCCGACAAACCGCTGGTCGTAATCAACATCGCTGTACGCTATTCCGTACATCTCTGCGGCTGTAAATTTATAGATGTCTTTGTTATCTCTGAAAATGTCGAGCGCATCTTCGTGGTCGGCAAGCCATGAAAGAACACGCGCTTCAATCGATGAGTAGTCGGACACGATTAGCCTGTGACCTTCAGACGCGATTAACATTCCGCGCAGACAACTGGCTAAAGACTCCATAGGCTCGCCATCGATCTCACTGGGTTCCCGCAGAGTCATTTGCTCAATAACCGCATCAACATCGTCGATGGTGGGACGCGGTAAGTTTTGCGGCTGAAAGCCTCTGCCTGACCAGCGCCCAGTTGCTGCGCCGTGATACATCAACACTCCGTGTGCGCGGCCATCACGGCCCAGAAGTGTCTTCATCGATTCGTATTTTTTGGTGCTGGAGCGCGATAGTGCCTGCCTTATTTCAAGAAATTTCTTGACGTTTTCGGGGCAGGATTCGTCAGCCATCGCGTTTGCAATAGCGGCCTTGTCGTAACTTTTTATTGTATAACCCTGCTGCTCAATCCAAGTCATAGACTTGGCGCGTGATCCTGTCGAATCCATCTGGTTATTAGTTATATTTTTAACCTGTGCGTTTAGCACAAGTGAGTGTTTGTCGATGATGTCCAGCGCGTTAAATATGGAGTCGCGGTCAAGTCTTACGCCGCGCCAGTTAATTAACTGATCCACGATCCACACTTGTTCTTCAATACCACGCAGTGGTCTGAGTTTATTTCGTATTTCACGCTCGGCTACAACATCTTGCAGGCAGTAGTCGCATAATTCTTTAAATAGTTCTGGGTCTTTCCTGCGCTCACCGCGATAAGGCTTGCACAGCCTCTGGATAAGCAGCTTGCCGCGCTTAGACTTTGCAGCATCACCAGTAAGACCTAGCGCCTCACCACATTTTCCCAATGCACGGGGGTAAGCCTGTGCGGCTGCAAGGGCAGCGGTATCTCGCCACTGGCTTATAGGCACTTCGGGCCACCCCAGAACCTGGCTCCAAATGCTCATTTCAAAAAAGCTGTTCCACGCCCACAGCGTTGCGCCGCCAGTGATCAAATTAAACAGATCAGTTGGCGGTGGCATTTCTGGCGTCCACAGTCTTGGTTGCCCCTCATCGATGGCGTAGGCCATGCAAAGGACTTTTGTTGTTTCGTGATCGGCATAGGCGTAAGCGCCTGCCTTAAATATGTCGCACTCGCTGTATGTCTCAAAATCTAATGAGATATTCATATTATCGGTCTCTTCAACCACTCCGTGGAGAGCGCGTTGTCATCGTCTTGGTATCTTAGACGCTGTTTTTTTAGGCGCTTATTGCGCTTTTTGGGTTCGAGGTCTGAGTCTTCGATGTAAACAGATCGGATAGAACCAGCGCGTTTCTTTTTCATACCCATTCTGTTTTTAAGCAGGGAGTAGGGGATATCCGAGCGTTCAGCTATGTCTTTAATCACGACATCTGTTCCTGATAGTTCTGGGTATCGCTCACCAATGTATGGGTAACTCAGTGTCGCCTTCATATATCACCTGTAAATAAAAAGGGGCTGACACGCAGCCCCGATCAAGCCACTCAGCTTAAAAAGTCATCTTCCGCTGCATCTGCAGCCTGCTCTGATGAAATGTCATCGAACACGTCGTTGACTTTGACACCGCCGCCGCCGAAAGACTCGCCGTCCTTAACAAACTGAAGGGCCAGAAGGTTAGAGTTGACGCGCTTGCCGAACTGGTTGTTTTGTACCCAGATCGAAATCGCAGCGTTAACGTAGCAACCTGCATAAAGCTTCTCGTCTTCTTCGACCAGAGGGGTACGATCCCGATCTATCGTGGTGGGGCGCTGGCGCGTGGAGCAGCTAACAAACATTGCGTTCTCATAGCCGTCGTATGCTTTTTCATTGCCGTCGCCCAAGAAGCTTTTCAAGCCTTTTGGTATCTCGCCATTGAAGCTAACCGTTGCGGCTTGCTTGATAGCTTTTTTGAGCATATCTATCTGCTCTTTGTCGCCCTCTTTATCAAGCAACAGGTTGGCAGAAAACTTTGCTGTCTGGCCTTCCATATATGCCTTCGGAGTCCAGATTTGTGGAAATGATAAACGTACATTTTTAAGTGTGATTGTAGTCATTAGGACTTTTCCTATTCAGTTATATCAGTAAAAAAATCAGCCGCTTCTGGCTTAACTGCCGGACGTGGATCAGTATCCGGTGCAAGCTGTGGTCGGCCTTCGGGTTTGTGGATGAGATCGACGATCTCTCCATACTTCGCCTTACCAAGCGCCTTCTCAGCTTGGGTCGGTGAAATTAGTTTTGACACATAAGCTTCATCGCCTAGCATCTTGATAAGTGATTCTTCGGCTATGTCCGTGTCTAGCCATTTGCGCTGACCTCTTCCTGCTACCAATTTGAAGTTGGGCAAAATGCCGCCATCTGTTAGCAGCTTGTGCGCGTGTTTCTGTACGCCTTGCGCCCAACCGATAAGCGCATCCATTTTTGGTAGCAGGTTAGAAATCTCTTCAACATTTAAGGTGTGAGGCACTTGCACAAGCAGCGGTTCTTCGAGGTTGTCGAAACTACTTAGCGTTAGAGAGTAGTTGTGTTCAGCTAACGCTCTGCAAGTTGGCTTGGCCTTGCAAAAGTGACACGCCTTTTTGCTGGGGTGGAACTCTGGCTCTGGAGACATGGTTCTTCGCGCTGCTGGCTTCACTACATCGTTGGCCCAAGTAAACAAATCTTTGGCCCGCATAGAGTATGTGTCGATGTGGTCTAGCCGTGGTTGAACTATGGTCATGCTCACGGT